GACGGTCTATTCATTCGCTTTCCGAACAATATAATCAGTTGGTGAAGCTATCTTCTGTAATATTTCCAAACCCATATTGTGCCAAGTTTTAGTAATAGTAAATGGTGAGAAGTTAACATCACTACCCTTAGATGTTGGTTGAGCTAGCACATAATTATAATCACCTAACTGTTCTGAGGCAAGTGTGTAGTATTTCCTAGCTAATGTGGGTGTAGATATAAGATTAGATATAGTGAGTAGAAGAATTGGTATTCTAGCCTTCACTGGCACAGTGCCACCACCAAAGTATGTATACTTTACATATGTCTCCACAGATTCTATCTTGAGTAAGATTTCAGCTTTAGAAACATCATCATAATCTAATGGTGGAGTCAGGAATGACCTCACATCATTTTCTCCTACTGATACTGGAGTGTAATCGGCCATTAGTCACCTATCTTTGGATTATTAATCCGTAAATCAAGTTTTGCTCTATAAGTGTCTTTTGGATATGGAAATTGCTTTATCTCAAATGATTTATAATAAGAGTCACCACCACCAAGGGAAACATCACTATCTAATTCTAATATCTCTAACTCTTCATCAGTAAATTTAGTTCTATCCTTAAGTGCTTTCTGTCTACTCTCTTCGAAAGATTCTGTCATCCACGCCTGATTTCCAAACCCACTTAACATATTACTTACAATACCTCACGGAACAATGGTGAATAATAAGCAGTACCTGTGTTTTGTTCAGTCACTCTCATCCAAGCTATAGCACTTGGAGCTGGTAAGAATTTTTGAGAACATGATAACGCACCACCAGATACTCCTGTCCAAGATACTACATCAAAGTTAGTTGCATCATCAACTATATATAATCCCCTACCACTACCTTGTACAGTAAATTTCTCGGATTCTAATACTGGAATTTTGCTTCCTGGCATATTCCAACCTCGTAATAATTTTTACATAATTTAACATACAAAAGACAGATATAAATAAAGTGGAGGTTACACCTCCCAAATAGATATCAGTCTTACTTTGTTAATATATTACAAGCTGCATTAGCCTGGACTGTAGCTACACCATATCTCATTGTGCAAGAAATACCCATGATATCATGAATTGGGTCATCATATTGCTCAACTGTAAGATCTCTCCGCATTGCAAGATATGTATTAGCTGCTGAATCAAGAACTACACCATAATATTGATTAGCTTGGTCAGTTGTGCCCCATACGTTGGCGGTTGTACCAGTTGTGCAAGATGTAGTGTATGGTATCAATCCCATGAGTTTTGGTATATTACCAGTGTGGAGTGGTCCAGATTCACCTGCATATGATACATATGCGAGGTTAGAGTCCTGTAGAAGATATCCTTCTGCGAGTGGATGGAAAACTACTTTGTCTGGCATATAGTTATTTGTTTGTATGTCAGATCTTGCTTTGGCCAAATCTGAAACTGCAATATGAGATCCAGCTGGATCTACTTCCGTCGTGCCTGCATCAGCTAGGATTTCCAATAGGACATCCCTATTAAGTTTGTTCTCCATTCTCATACCAGCTTTCTTGAGTTCAAGGTTGACTATATCAAATAGACAATCTTCAATCAATTCATTAGTAATGAGTGGACGAGTCCCAATCTTGTATACTGAAATATCTTCCTTAGTATATACTTGCGTGTCAATTGGTACATTAGCACCTTCTGCTAACTTTTCAGCATAAGTACCAGTTTCTCCCTTAACCACTCTAACAGAGTAGCTATCTGTCCTTATTGTAGGAACAACATCTCTCATACATTTCCATGGTTCAGCTCCTTCAGAGATAGTTTTGTACACTTCTTCCTGTAGAAGGTTTGCCTCCTGTCTGCTATCGGATTGTAATAGAGCTTTGTATGTATCATCATTCTCCTTAATATTTAGAATAGTCTTTGTTGATGTCTTATCCAATACTCTCTTTTTCTCTTGATTGTCAGCATAGGCTAATTCTAATAGTTTCGTTAACTTATTTGTCATATTCATACTCTTTATATATACATTTCAATACAAACATTAAAACATTATTGGATATATTCCGTCCCCAATATTAGTATCTCACCAGTTCCATAATTAGATGTAGCTGATTTAGTTATTACCGCACCACTTCTATATGTTGCTGTATTAGATAGATATCCTTCACTTATCACACCAACAAACGTACCTGCTGTTAATGTGGAAGATGCTGATATCTTACAAGATACTAAATTGAGTGGACCAAATATTGCTACCTTATCAGAATCCACAACATTATACTCTGCTATACCAATTAGTCGTTGAGTGTCATTAGTAGGGACTTTTACTTGGTTATCCCCACATAGATATACACCCTGTCCTCTGTAGATTGTACCAGATGCTGTGAAACCATATGCTCCTATTCCTGGTTGAATTGGGATAGTGTCAGTGACTTGTGTGAAACTCATATAATAACCACCTCACCAACCATATTAGTTGTAGCTGTAGCAAATGTACTCCTTGCTATTGCCACAGGACGTTCAGTGGAATATCTTTGGTCACAAACCATACCATTACCACTTGCATACAATACAGTCCCTGGTGTGTATGCAGATGTTCCACATGCATTTACTATATTACCAGGTATGTAGATAGTAACCTCATTACCATGTAATACTTTATGGTCATTAATTCCAATTCCATTAGTACCAACAGTACTTGGTGTTACATGGTTGTCCTCTATTATTCTAACAACCTGACCACGTTCGATATTCCCACTTGCTTTAAACAAGAAACCAAATGGCCCCTCTTGATATATGGTGTCACTAGTTAAATCATTAGTGTCCCACGAAATAGGTAATCACCTCTATTGAGTTATACTACATAGGGACTGACATAATAGAAATGACAGATTACATTATACTTATCTTATAATTTTAAGTTTAAACTCGCCAGCAGATCCTATAGTATTCATTGCTTGGGCTACACCACTTGCTGCCGTTTCAGTTTCAGATGCAACATCATCAAATTGACCATCATCATCAGCGATAAGGTAATCACCATATGTTAAAGCACTATCACCTCTACCCCAACAGATAGCTCCTTGACCATATACTGCAACTGGTTCTCCTTTAACAGCATCAGTAACCGCAACACCCACGAATTTAGTTGATGTAGCTAATGAAGATGAAATTACATATATATCACTTGTATCACCATCAGTAATATTAACTAATGCTTGTCCTTTTTTGATAGTACCAGATGCCATACAATTGTACTTAAAGTCTTCACCTTGGATAGCTATATCTTTAGTTGTTATCTCTGTCCATGCCATATTCTTTACACCATCATATTATTTAACATTTAAACTAACAAAATCTTACCAACATAATTTGTACCACCAGCTCCTAAAGTTGGAGTCTCCTTAATATAACCTGCTACCTTCTTTGCATTACCTTGAGTAGTTGATAGAATACCATTTGCACCACCATAGACAGGTACACCAGGATTACCAGCAGAATCTACACAACACCTTACAATATTGGAATTACTATAAACACCGATTCTATTACCATCAGAAGCATTTATAGATGCTATGCCAATAGCATCACATTCACCAGTTGTAGTCGTAGTTACTTTAACAGTATCATCACTACAGATATATACAGCTTGACCTACATAGATATTACCAGATGCTATATAATTCATAGCCCCAGTTCCATCTTGAAGTATAGTGTCACTTGTTAAATCCAATGTAGACCATGCCATAAGAAAATCACCTAATATAAATCTTTATAATAAGTGCCCGCTCTTAATGGGTCCTGTATTAAATCCATATCATGTTTCTTTGATTTCACTTTGGTGTCAGATTTAATCTTAGGTTTCTCTTCTGACTTCTCTACAATTTCAAGTCGTTTAGTTAATGCAGATATTTGATCGTCCTTAGCTTTAACAGCAACCTTTAAATCGTCTAGCTCATCAAACTTAGAGAATTTTTCCAATATCTCATTAATAGATTTCTGGATATCACCTAAATCTTCTTTTGTCAGAAACTCTTCTAGTGTGGGTTTCTCCTCAGACTTTTCTTCAGTTGGTTTCTCTTCTTCAGGTTCTTCTTTAGGTTCTTCAGTTGGTTTCTCTTCTTCTTCGATAATCTCTTCTTCCTCATCCTCTTCCTCTTCTTCCTCTTCATCGGGCATAGCTTTCATTTCTGATATAATACCCTTCAAGGCTTCGACTTCTCTCTGCAAACTCTCTATTGTATTTTGTATTGTCTCTGTTTCAATCTCTTCAACTGATTCTTCAGGTGTCTTCTCCTCAACTTCGATTGATTCCTCTACGACTTCTTCAGATTTCTCTTCGGTTGGTAATTCTTCGGATTTCTCCACTTCCTTCTGTTGTTTCTTCCCTTTCTTTGCCATATTAACATTGACCTCTCTATTTAAATAATCACGGACATTATATTCTAAATCTTTTGATTCTGATTTAGAAACAACAACAAAACCAGATTTGGAATTGACTGGAAAAACACATAGAGATAATTCGAAGATATTCATCTTATCTATCACTAATATACATTTTTCAGTGTCGCATTCCTCATGTTCCATAAGAACTTCTGCAGCTATAGAGAAACCATTAAGCTCACCATCTAAGATTTGTTCCCATATCTCATTAGCAGTCTCTAAATCTTCTCTTACAGAACAAACAACAAAAAGTCCCTTATCATCCACATGGGTAGTTAGATTACCATAACTCTCAAGTATCTTACCTACTTGGACATTTTGATGAACTAACATTAGATTAGCATAATCAGAATTCTTAAGAAGAGTTTCAATACCATCTTGTAATGTTTCTTTAGGTATTAATTGCTCCTCCTTATCTATCTCTATTACTGAGGCGTACCCAGCAATTATGTGTTCTGTATCACTAGCTTTCTGTAAGAAACCTCGTAGCTTAAATGGTATAGTAGTTACATATGGTTCAGTCTCAGTTGATGGGTTTAATAATAAGTCTTTCTTAATCTCTTCTAATTTATACACAGTATCATCTATATTCACTAATAAATCTAAATCACTTAATCTCATTTTAAGCCACCATCATTACAAATACCATACCAAAAACACCTAATACAGCAACTAATAACACCCCAAACATATACTTAAGGTTACTAATAGTTGTTTCTACAATAGATAATCTTCCTTGGTTTGTTGTAATATGGTTATCAAGTTTAACATCTACATCATCCATTCTAGTAATTAGATACTTAAGTAAATCACGTTGTGAATAACTATTACTACCCCTCTCATCATTAAATTTCTTTATATATTTCCTAATAATGTCTTCACTCGCAACATCTACGATGTCTTTGGTACCCACTGATTACTCACCGGATCCCATATGAATAAACATACTGCAAGAGCATTACTATTAGATTGTGCACTAATTGGGAAACCCGAAAAATTAACTATTCTACCATCACTTGGAGATTCTACCGCACCACCAGATGCACTAGTATACCTTATACCACCAATCAAAGAAATTCTTAACCACCATCCTCTCTCTCATATTAAACATTATAACATTTCTCTTAACTTATTCAATGAATTGGAAATCCTATTTAAAGAATCAAAAAGAGAATCAAATGACTTACCTGGGCTAACCCCTGTAGTAGGACAGATATATCCCCTTACACCAGATGCTAAATCTTTCATCCCACCAGATTTTGTGCAAAGATTTGGACTGAATTGCCGTAGTCTCCATTCATTAGGCATCTCCTCTACATCACCAGATTTAAAGTTATGTGATTTAGCCCAAGCGATTGCTTGCGACTTATTAAACTTCTTCTTACTAAAACGTAATGATTGAATTCCAGAATGTGTTTCTGCACCACTATAACCCCCAGACCTAGCTGCTCGACCCTGCAATTCCGCTTTTGCATGTGCTCTCTTACGAGATTCTTCATTATTAGGGGTGTATGTGTAACATTTACCTTTCCCACCCCATTGGTAGCCTGGTTTTCCATCTTCTTGGCAACTATGAACTGGCATAATTCGCAACCTCCATACATTTTTCTATATATTCATTACTATTATATTCTTGTTTCATGTGATTACACATCATACAACAGGAAACACAATTCTCCCTTATATAACCTATACTATTGTCTTTTCTATCAACCCCATTATATATACTATTCTTTGCCCCACAATAATAGCATGGTTGTACAATTATATCAGCAAATTCCATAACACTCAAATCAAAAATATACCCTCTTCTCCTAGCACCTATTTTATATGTCTGTAATTTTCCTAACAAGGAGTTTCTATAGTTTTTACCATTTCTTTTATGGCACGACTTACAAATACGATTACGGTTATTCTTCAAAGCAACCGTCCAACTATCACCTAAAATTAAATCAACAGAACACACTCTACACTTTAGAAAATGTTTTCTTGTCTCATCCTTGCTAGGTGGTGTTGGCATTAAATTATCTACCCTCATCTTGTACAATAACACAATGAAAATGGTCTTTAATTTTGGATGATTCACTTCTCAACTGTACATTTCCAAACATCTTACGAACTTGGTATAGGATTCTACCCCAAACTTCACTGGATATCTCAGTAGTGTGATCTCTAACAATTACAACAGGAGTCTTATGGATAGTAGAATGTAAGATAATGAAATCAACCTCATTAATCTTATCTAAATCTGGGTAGTATAATTTAGTATTAATATTCTTTTCAGGATTAAGAAATAACTCGCATAGTGGGCAATCTATAATAAGATTATGATTCAGATCCATGTAGTATCCAAGAAATGAAGAGTTTTACCATCCTCATTTTGAATTAACAGGTAATCACCATAAATATTATTAGCATTCCACTTACACCGATAGCATTCCTTCTTATAATTCTTACATTCGTTGTAGAACGAGCAGACTATATCTTCCATTACTTCACCTTAGCTTCGGAGCAAGCTGCATTGTCCCCATATACCATAGCACAACCTAGATATTCTATATCTGTAGCATATCTCTTGAAATCATCACTATCCCAAGTATCATTAGACATAAGTTCAATGGATAAAGCATTAACTAAACCTAAATCTATGAGAGTTATGGCATCCTTACCATTTTGTGTTCTCGGAGTTACAAACAAGTCAGCTCTAATAGAACCACTATGATATCTAGGATTCTGTACAGTACCAATGGTATTTAATACTTTCCACTCATGGTCAAGATTAAGTATGTTTTTAGTCCAATTATTAGCTGATAAGAATAACGCGGCATCAGTATAGGTAATTGGAGTTCTAGATACACTATCAGTCCATTCACCAGGGGTTAGTAATGTAGCATCTTTAAATACTCTGTCATCCATAGATTTGTAGAGTATCTTCTTGTTGTAGTTAAATGGTATTGTATGTCTATGTAGGTTCTTCACTTTCCTCATCCTCCTTTGGTTTCTCTTCAGGTTCCTTATCTTTGCCACCAGATGGTAAAGATTGTCTCTCCATTTCTTCCAATGGGTCAAACCCAAAGAAACCTCTTATCTCATTCAAAGTGAATGGTATCTCGTCCATACCCCTAAACAGATTACCTAGCCATTTGGCTCTCAAAGCTTCATCCTCTTCAGTTACTGAATTAAATGTGATGTGTACTAGATTCTTAGCCTCCTCTATATTAACTCCATTCTCATCAAGATATGGATTAAATAATTGTCGCTCAATCTGAGTAGATATGTCATTCTGGAATGCCCTTATCTGCCTTTCATATAATATAGATTTGACTCTACTTGTTGCCTCTGTCGATCCTTTCCCCAATCCTAAACTCTCCTCTGGAGTCAAAAGACCAACAATAAGTTGGGTCTGGAATAAATCAAAGTAATCAGAAACATTAGGTACTCCCTTCTCATCAATAGTATCTATCTTAATAAACCAAGGAACTACAAACTCATTCTTAGAATTGATATCCTCAAACTCTTCTTTAATGTCATCCATAGCAGCTGAAGGTGGTACTTGTCCATCCTTCTCGTCTCCTACAGTAATAACATATTTAGGGGTATGTCGTTCTATAGCATTGAATATAGTATCATCAGATGCTATCTTCCTATCTATAGTATCCATATTAGGGGCTAGTAATGATAAACCATACTGTGTCCCTGGTATTGGAAATAATCTTAAGTGAATCATGGTTTCTGGTTTGATGGTTGGCTCTATAAGTCTACCACCTATTATTTGTTGAAAATCTACTAAATCACCATACTCATCAGCATTAATAACCATAATAGATGAATCCACTACCTTAAGTCTGGCTAACTCCTTCTTCTTTAGATATATCTTCTCTATGAAAGCATCACCAAAGATTAAGATATTGATGGCAGAGTCCTTTAGAACACCTTCAAGATTAACCTTATCACACATAGATTGTATGAGTTCCTTGGATTTAGGATTATCGGATGTTAGGGTATAACCTACCATAACAGTACTCCAAGCTATACTATTAACAGATGCGAATATAGTACCCTCACCTGCATAATAATCCCAATATTGTTTAAGTTGAGATTGGGTTCTACCTCTAGATTCTATACCAGTGGAGGTGGTAGTACCACCAGTTCTCACTAGTGTCTTTGACCTACCACTACCATCATCTTTAAGATATTTAATCTTACTACGAAATGGATTCTTAAGCCTTGACATCTGTATCTATCTTTTTTCCTCTCAAATTAATTTCTATAGTAGTTACATTTCTCTCTTCAAACTTCTCACTTCCTATAACAACATCATAGGAAGGATTTTCTAGATACTGTCTAATTAATATAGCAGCAACATCAAGAGCTCTCTTGGTGTTATTGCCTCTTGCTATAATTGTTATCTCTTCTTTCTGTCCTAGTGCATAGAAACAAGCAGATAAATACTTAGATATATCCTTACTTCCAATGTATACTTCTTCTAAACTATCATCGTTTACCATATTGATTTACTCCTACCGTGTAGGTATTACACATTATAACTTACTTATTTTATACATTCTCTTTGCAGATACAAAATCAGATACACGACCCCAATCTATGAAACCACCTGTATATGATGTTTGTACCGCGAATGAAAGACTATCAATTTGGTCATCATGTTTCCCTCTTGGGTAAATTAATAATTCATCAATTAAATATGTTAAACTTGGATTTAGATATACTCTATTAGTTTCAAACAATAAAGATAATCTATCCATTCTAGTTTCTCTATCATTAGAAATAGATGACTTGATTGGTATTACAGGCATAGATGGATTCTCTTGAATTATCTTAGATGTCATAAGTTTTTGTTGTGCAACAGATTCTATACCTATCCTAGATGGGTTCCATTTCTCATCCATCGCCTTTATAATTTGTATTTGTCTATTAAGTGTACCATGTGTTCGGTGATTATCTAACATATAAACATCACCCCTATTATCAACACCTATAGTAGTCATACCGAAATAATCAGATTTCTTATCCTCACCACCTAAATCAACTCCTTGGAATATCTTAAGATTAGTAGGTATTATACCATTAAGATTCCTAAATTTATCTCTTGCACTATCAATCCAGCCAGGTTTAAACTTTGCAATACCAGCTGGTATAATGTTATTCTGATATTGCATTTGGAAATATAACTCGCCTTGATGTCCTCTAATAAATTGAAGTGTTAGAGAATCCTCATCCAAGTCATAATCCTTAATCATTTCGGCATCCCAAGGGAGATGCTCTGGCCACAATACTTTAGCCTTCTTACCCTCATCCACCTCATCTGGGTTTAGTAATGCTCGATAAAGAAGAGTCTTAAACCCTGCCTTATTAATTAGATAACTATGGATATCATCTTCATTCCAACGAGTACCAATATCAATAAGTTTAGTGTGTTTAAGGAATGTACCAATGAGAGGACCATTATACCAGTCCTCCAATTTCTTTCTCCTTGTTTCTACTCTAGAATTTTCTTCATCAGTTATATCATCCAATACAATTAAATCATAGTGTGATGATACAACCCTAGAACCAACTCCTAAAACAGTTAATGTCGGTTCATTATGTGGTATCTTGGTATTATCTGTTTGTCTAACTCTTATATTATCACTAGACCAACTATCTACAGATTTAAAATCACCAAATACATCTTTTAGTTTTGAATTAGAACTGAGATTCTCTTTGATAAATCTCATCATAGAGTTAGCCTTATCTTGATTAATAGTTACTATAACTGCTCGTATATGTCTATCACGACATACGCGCCAAAGGATGTATGCCCCTATAACACTAGTTTTGCCCATTCCTCTCGGGGCTAATAAAACATTAAATCTATTATTCTCAAATGCATTTAACCACTCTTTATGGAATGGTTTAACTGTAAGTCCTAATAAATCAGTTGTAAATCTAACTGGGTCATTAGAATATAATAAAACATCACGTGAATGT